AAAGTCATCACCATTTAAAGCGATAACTTCAGGCACTCGATTAGGGTCATCCACAAAATCAATAACCATAGAACCCGCTGCATCAGTTGGCGTGAACTTATTTTTCATTCGCTTTTCAACTGATTTCATTTCCTCATCACTTGGCACACCGTTTTTAAATACAATCATTCGACTGCCCTTAAATCCGTTTTGTATTTCTGCTCTGTGGAAATTAGCTATTTCAGCATCTGTAATAATAGCAGGTACAGCTCCGATATATTCAGGTAGCGTGTAAGTCTTTATGTTTGGCCTATATGATTTGAAGTAATATATAAACTCTTTTTGTTTTTTGCTCGTATTAATGCCGGGTATAGTAGTGATTTCACCTTCTTTGAAATTGGTCCTTTCGCTTCCATCTTCATTTAACCAACAGTCCGATTTGTAGAACTCTGTATTATCTGAATTGCTTCTAATTTTGGTATAGTCTACATGGTATAATTCAACAAGGTTGCCCGTTGCATCATTCACCCCATACAAGTAAAACCCACCAAAGAGAATTTCATCTAGTCCTACCTTGTTTAATATTTCATCAAGTGATTCGTACGGGTTAGGGTTGTCTATAAACGCTTGCAACTTTGCCACATCATCACCTTGCATCCCATCTTGTGAGAATGTTACCCCTTGCCCTTTTATGTATAATTGTTTTGAAGTAGAAATAGCATTATGCTTTGCACTCCGATTAAACAACGTAACTAAAAATTCAGGATAGTCGTTTTGGTCCCCGTACTTTACAAACTTTAGTTTGTTGCTGCTTTTAGGCTCTTTAAATTCAGGTACTTTGTTATTGTCGAATTTAACAACTATGGTATTGTTTTTAAAATCACTCATAAATTATTGTTTGGCTTGCTTGTGGTGTATAGGTGTGGGTTACTTGCTCGGCAGGTACTACCCAAACCAATCCCGTTTCAACTTGTTTCACTATATTCTCAACCGCTTCTGATGCATCTGTTAACCCCGTTGTATTCTCTAGGTCAGTTTGAAAAATATAATAATCATAAAAGCCCTCATGCTCTAGTTCAACTTCACCATCTAATGTGTCGGGGTTAGTTGTTTCTGTTACTTCAAAACGGTTGTAGCGTCTTAAATAGGCTGATGTATCAGTTGCTATAAAGTAATATGATACTTGGCTTTGCTGATTGACAAATTGAAACAAATAAATAGGATTGGCTACTGTTGAATTTTCAAACAGAGTAACCGTTACTGTATTGGTTTCACCTTTATTTATCCTAATCATTAACTATAAGTATAAACACCTTAAAATTTTGTTATAAAAAAAGGGGACCGAAGCCCCCTTAATTAGAAAAGAAAATATAAAACCTACACTTGCAACGCTGCTATGATAGTGGAATCAACCTCATTTGCGAATGATTTTTCCATCCCTGAGAATGTCAATTGATACCCTTGAAACTCATTCATTGCTTGCCCTGAGTTACCCGTTCCTGCTGATACTTCCATTCCGAAATCTTTACCAAACAAAAAGTAAGTACCCGCCTTAGTTTCGCCTATAATTATAGTGCGATTCTTGATGATAAGTTCAAGTTTGATTTGGGTTTCGTATTGAAGTTTTACAAAGTTTGCAACGATACCCTGCTCATATGCCACCGTTCCAACTGTTGGGTCTGCTTGAATGTTTTGAGTAAAGTTGTTTTGTCCTCTAGGATGTAACGCATACTTGAAGAACTTAGTTCCACTCGTCTTTGTTATGCCTGTCACGAATCCACTTGCATTCTCAGCAACGGCTGTAACATTAGCATGTTCTGTAATGTAAATATTTTTGATACCTGCTACTGCGTCTTTACAATCTAACGCGTATCCTGAAACTATTGCACAAGCCATATTTGAATATTATTAAAGGGGGTTATTAGCCCCCTGTGAATTATAATGTTAACTTAACGATTTCGGTTGGTATTCCGATTTGAACGCCCATCTTGAATTTCATGCGCATGTTTACTGAATCGTAGTCTTCAGAATACCATACTTTCAATTCATCATCTTCGCCTTCAGCATCTACACCTAAGAACAAGTTTGAAGTTCTAGCTGCGTAAATCTTATTCTGTGAATTCAATCCGTCAACAGGTACAATCTTTACGCTAGTACCGTGTAAGAAATACTCACCTAATGAATCAGTTGAAGCAACATAGTTGAATAAGTTTGCATTGATTAACGCTGTTTGGTACATTCTGCTCAAGTCAGTTCCGATGAAGATTCTCAAGTCAGGCTTGTTCAAAATCTCAACAGGGATAGCGTTGTAAACACCTTGCAATACTGCGATAATGTTTGTAACTGTAATTGAAGTTACAGGTGTCATGTATGCTGATGCATTTGCTTGAACTACTCCTGATGCCGCATTGATGATTTTAATTAAACCGTCAAACTTGTTCAATCCATCTTGCCATGCAGTAGTGTCTGATTGCCAAATAGCGATTTCTGTTTTTGCACCTTGCGCACCCATGATGTGTTGCATGAACGCTTGATCGATTCCACCTGGTAATGTTTCGTAGTTAGAACCTGGTGAAAGTAACAACTGAGTGTATTTCGCTTCAAGATCTGCGATACACCATTGCTTTTCTACCTTTACTCTACCTACTGTAAGTACACGTGCTGTGATTGTAGTGTCACCTGATGCGTTTATTAAACCGCAAGTGCCACCTGTTTGCCAAATCAAGTCATCATCCAAACGAGGAAGTTGAATTGAAGATTTTACGCCTGTTAACTTGCTCATTAATGATGCAGTCTTTGGCGAGAAGAATGACTCAACAAGCAACATTTGCTCATTGGTTTTGGTGTAATTAGCTAAACTAGCTGCTGAAATTGCCATAATTTTTTTTGATTAATTTTGTCCTTTAAATTTTTTATACTCTGCGAAAAGTTCCGCTGTTGTTTTTCTTTCTTTTACTTGAATGTTGAATTTACCTGCGATTGGTTTAGGTGATTCTACTTCAGGTGCTTTTGCTATTTCGTCAACGATTGACTTAATAGCATCGAACTTGCCTTCTACACTCTGAGCAACTTCTAATGCCTTAGCGTATTCTTGCTTGCCCGATTTCATTTCTTCTGCTATTGCTTTGATTTCTGCAACGATTGGTGCGATTGCGTCAATAACCGCTTGCACTACATCTTCAGTCATTGATGGTGGTACTTCTACTTCAACCTCAGCCAATTCCTCTTCCTTTTCTTTTGGTTGAATAACTGTAACCAAACCTCCTAAAGTTGTAACAAGTGTTCCATCTTCTAGTTCATGTTGTGCGTCAGGTGCGGGTAGTGTGTTCCCGTCTTCAGCTACTACCAATAAAGCAGTACCTTCAGTTAGTTCACCTTCCCATTGAACAATAGTACCGTCTGCCAACTTTGCGTTGCCAAACTCTTTTTCATTCCCCATTATAATGGTCTTTATTCTGTTAAATGCTTCTAATCGTGTCATATGATTAATTTATTATAAGTATAAACGTGTTTTATCTTTGCTTTTTAGTCCTCAATCTGTTTGATGATTTCGATTACTTGCTCAATTACCGATTGAGGTTTTTTGTCAATCTTAACGAGTCCGAAAGTACCTTCTACACTAAACCCCTTAAAGTCGCCCGTCTTAATAAAGTCATTCCAAACCTCGTCATTATCTACCTTGTAACTTCCAAACCAACTGCCATCCGTCAACTTGAATCCTGTTGGTGAATGAATACCACGTTTTGAATCAATCATGAAACTTTCAATCATGTAAACGCCATCAAAGAAGTTATTTTGATCGTGCATTCCATTTACTTGCTGTGTGAAATTCTTTTTATGAAACTTGTTTCGAACATTATAAATATCCTCACTTGTGAAGATTCCATAATACTCACCTGATTCATCACGCCTGTAAATAGGTAGGTCAGCTATCATCAATGCCCCGCTTATTATTCGTTTTTCTTTATCGGCTGCAAATCTTACTTGATTACTAAACGCCTGCCAATTAACTTCAATAGCAGGGTTATCTACTAAGGCAACTGCTGTAACCTCTGAATCATCATCCTCACCTACTACAAATCTGTATATTGGTAATTTCTCCATATTCTTAAGTATAAGTCTATTTTACTTTTGCTTTATTCTTTATGCCGTCTACCGTGTTTTGCGTCTTTGTTATGTCCGATTCTAATACATACACTCTATTATCTTGTGTCTTTATATTACGGGTTACAATCGGCTCATTTGCGCCTTGTATTCTTATCCCTTGTGATATTGGATTAAATGAAGGTGTCCCGCCTCCTGTTGACGGCATAGTAGGCATTGCGCCACCTCCACCAACTGCGCCACCTCCACCCGAGTTAGGAATTTGCACGGCCATTATTCGCCTAACACTAGCCAACCCAGCAGCAATAATACCCGCTGCCCCAATGAACCCGAATATACCACCTTGTGCTAGGGCCTTAGATGCACCAACATAAGTATTAATTGTTGCACTTGCTACACCTAAAGCCTTGCCTGCTGCTGTTTGTTGTCCTAATAAATCCGCAAAACCTGCCGCAGCGTTTGCAACCGTCATCATGTTATTGATTTTGGCTTGTGCTTCCTCGTCTGCTATTTTCTTTTTAGCATCTGCTGCTTGCTTGTCACTATAAACACCCCTTGTATTTAAGGATTCAATTATCTCAAGTTTCCTATCGGCTGCCGTTTGCTCAGTAGCCAATTCATCTTGAAGTAATTTATCTGTACGCTCTTTCTGTTTAGCATACCTATCGTCAACTGCTTGTAATGATTTTTCAGTTTCCTTATTCTTTAACTTTTCACGCCTTTCTCTATCTATTTCACTTTGTGCGTATTCGATTTTCTTGTTAAACTCGTCTCGTTTCCTTGCAATTTCATCACGCCTTTCTTGAACCTTTTGAGCATCTTCATTAAACTTTTTAATTCGTTCTTTTTCTTTTTCGTCACGCTTTGTTCTTTCACCGTCTACGAAATTATTGTACTTAACCTCTTCAACAATCAAATTATTCTTTAACTCTTTGAATTGTTTTAGTTCCTCTTTAGTCAACTCCCCATTTACTTTCAATCGTTTCCTAAGTGTTTCTAAATCGTTTTCAATCATTTGCTTTTTGGCGTTGTAGATTTCTTTCTCTTTTCCGCCTACCGCTTCCCAAATTTCGATTTGTTGCTTTAATGTTTCATTGGTCTTTAGGTTTTTCTTGTTCAATGAATCTAGTTCCCTGCCTGCTTGACTTGTTATACCTACAAAGTCAGTAACTGATTGAATGATATTGCCAAAGAATTTCCCAACCGTTTCAAGTCCGGGTATTAACTTTAAAACAAACGTGCTGAACTCTTTCCAATTTGCCACCAATAACCCGACTGCCACAGCTGCTGCACCTATTCCCGTTGCTATTATTGCACCTCGTAAGGTACTAAATGCTTTGGTTACGTTACCTACTACCAATTTACCTAAGTCTGCAAAATCATTTTTGAACTCAATCATTGAATTAAGCCCTTGACTTAAGGCCATAGCGCCTTGTACTTTTACTAAGGTCTTTTGTAGGTCCTCACTTTCTGCACCAAACAAAGCCATTGCACCTTGCACCGCACTAAATCCCCCCGCCAATCCTCCAATAGTTCTCACGAATGGTGCGAACTTCTTTTCAGGATCAGCATTCTCAATCGCATCATTAACCCCTCTTATCTGTTCTCTTAATTGTCCCGCTTTAGCTGCTGCTTGTTTAAACGCATCACTGTTTGAATCGAGTGTGCCTAACTGTTTAGTCAGGTCCCTTAATTCACCTTTCAATCCTTTTATCGAATTGGCACTTTGCCCCGTTTTTACTTCGGTTTCAAATATTATTTTTTCAGTTTCTGCCATGTTATAATTTTATAAATCTGTATCGTACTACTATCTCCAATGTTCCGTCACCTCCGCTCAGGTTGCCACCTGCTTCTATTTCAATATCCAACGCTGCTTGTATAGGTTGGTCAAGTATTTTCATTGTTTGTATGCTATCTGATGCGCCTGAAACAAACGTGGCTGTAAACTCCCCTAAGTTTTCGCTTGAGTTCTTGACATAAATTTTATGACTTGCATAGCCCGCACCTGCTCTCAGTACAGCATACCCATCCACAATCTGACAAACATAACCACTTGGCACTTCGATAATAGTTATTGGTGTGGTGTGAAGTATATCTAATTCAGCTTCGGTCAATAGTGTTCTTGAGGTGAAAGGTTCTTGACAATTATTGATTATTGTTTCACCGTTCAATGTTGCTGTTTGTCCCGTGCTACCTATTAAAGTTACATCGTCATTATCTACATTATTGCCATTAGAACCTAATGCGGTTACGTTTGAACCATAAATAGTATTATCATCCCCATTTGTGATTGCCCCGTTACCTATTAGGTTATTTCCCTCACCTGCAACAAATCCGTTTGCGTCATATATTTGTTGGCCTTGTCCGTAAACATTACCGCTTTTACCTACTTGAACATTATACACGCCTACTGTTTCGCCACCTACTTCAACTCCACCCGCACCCGTTACTGTTATAGGCTCACCAACGAATTGATATTTTGTTGCTAATTTAAGAAACTCACATTTGATTGTGTCTTGACTATTTAGGTCATAAGTAATCGACTGTAAAATGTAACGCTGTCTATCTATTTGATAAAAACTTCTAAATGATAGATTGTAAATATCAACCTCGTTTAGGTGTAGATACATTTCAACTATACTACTATCTGGGTCTGATATCTGCTCAATGTAGGATTTCCAATACGCATTGAATAAAGTATTGTTAGTTACTAATGTTGGGTTGTAAAAAAACGTGTCAGGAATGCCCCAACTCAAGTCATTATCGGGTGCAATGTAATCATCATAATGACCAGCATATGGATAGTCATATATTGCCGTTTCCCCGTTTTCATTGGTTACTAAATACCACGGTGTTGTCGTATCGGTTAGAGTATATTTTTTATAAAACAATATTCTAGGCTTACCTGCTCGGCCTGTTGCCTTGCCTTGTGAATCAAAGTTTTGAATTGAACTCACAACCCTTGTATGACCTGAATAACTCGTTAATACAGTTGGTGCAAATCCGACTTCTATCTTTTCGGTATCGGTTACAAATTCATTTTCAACCTCAAACACTCTATGCCCATAGGTATATTCTGATTGACGCTGATAGTCTTTATTATAAACATCTTCATCCGCTTTATATTGGTAGGTGTATCTTTTATTCTTTAACGCCCCAACGGGTTTTATGGTTATGTCCTTTGAGTGGTCAACTTTATTAGTCCAATCAATTACTGAGTTGCTTTGATAAAAAGTGTTTCTCGGCTCAATGATTAATTTTCTATCATCGTACTTGTCAACTTCAATATACAGATTGAACATTTTTACAAGCCATATTAAGAAGTCCGATTGTTTCAAGTCTTTCGGTAATACCCGATTCATGTCAACTGTGATGCGTTCAAAGAAATTCAAATCGGTGTTTGGAGTCATGTACCATGTTGAACTGCTTCTAATATTCAATGCATCTGTAATGGTTAAAGGTGCTCCTGCTAAAAATCCATAATAGGGCCTATCAACATAAACATATATCTTATCCCCCGTTAAAAAGTCATTGAATATACCTGAATCTAGTGTTATCTCTATATTATTTTCTTGATTAATCGTAGTAAAAAACGACCTAGCAGTTGTACTATCTAAAGCAGTAAACACACCCCCTCTTAATCTTATTATGGTTACAGTTTGCCAAATAGTTACTACGTTTATCGGTGAAGTGTTTTTTATCGTACACTCTAAAAATACTTTGAACTTATAACTCCCTTGTGTGTCTGCATTGTATCCGTAAAAATAACCTGATGCATCTAGTCCGCTTGGAGTTGTGTCTTGAACGATATTATTGAATGGTACTGTTGCTGCGATTCTACCTGATAGTGGGTTTAAATTAATGTAATCACTATTGCTCAAATAGCCCGTTGTTGCGTCTAGCAGAAACTCAAACGACCTATCCTGAACCTCTGTTTCGCTTAATTTGAATTGCCCACCGTTGTAAGGCATGATGAGGGATTGGAATATTTCGCCACCCAAAAAAGTGCTGTCATATGTATAGCCTGCATTATTAATCATTAGTGTAATTAAATGTGCAACCTTAACAGCAGGGTATAAATTGCTCAGTTTATAATAGTCTTGATTTTTAACTTGACCGTAATCAATTAAAGGGTAAACGTATGGATTAGAAAAAGCCCAACTAGCTACAACATTCCCATAAGTTAAAGTATGATTAAGGTCTGAAAGGTCAATATCAGACATATACTTCCCGTCAATATCGCTGAAGATATTTTTAACCCTACCAATAAAGTTTAACTCATATTCAATCGAACCGTCATCCAACTTTAAAACATTAACCAATTGAAGATACCCTGAACTTTGCAAAACATTGTTTCGGTATAAATACGAATTAGCTCGATAATTAGCGTTGAATGCTGTGTTAAAATTAACCCCACTTTCATTCGTGGTGTAACGTGCTAAATCAAATACATAGTTAAATATCTTATTGTTATTCGCAGTACCCGGCACTTTAATTGTTTTGGTATAATCTGCAACCCTGCTCTGAGGGTCGCTAATATCCGAAATCTGTTTCGTTAACTCTAAAGGTACGTCATCATACAAGTCAACATTGTAATTGATTATACCGCTTGCATTATCGTATATTACTAATTTAGTTTCTATCATTGTGATTGAGTGTATCTATCGTATGAGTAATTGAAAGTCAATGTAACATTATGCAACTGTCTCCCGTTTGAAAATTTGCGTTTCTCATAACTCGAATTGGTTACGTTTATAGCTATCATAACGGGCGTTAACTCGGTTGGGTTTTGTCTTTCTAAAAATACAACAGGTGAAGTGAATAGGTTTTCAATCCACTCGGCTACATCATCACTTACCCAATCACTATTGATTGTAATCTCGTCTGTGATTCTAGTATTGTAAGGTGTTACTAATCTATCACTAACTGCATAAGGCATCGACTGAATCTTTTTAAATGACTTACGGTCTATATTTATTGATTGAGTGTCTACCTTTGTGAAGTTGTAGCTATCCCACCCTCCTAATGTATTTAACCAATGAAGCCTAAATGTTTCGTATTTGCCACATGGTGCATTCACGTTTAATAACTTAGTACATAACACTTGGTCGAATTGGTCCTTTAGTTGTATAGTGTATTCGCCCGTTTCGTATAGATTTGGTGCTGGGAAAAATACTGACATTAAAATAGTTGGTACTACATTGTATTTGAACTTGCCTGATGTTGGTGTGATAACCTCAGAATATTCCTCACCTTTTAAAATAGTTATCTTACGCGTTATTCCTGATGGGTCAAAGTAACTCCATAGCACTTTATCCCCTTGCTCGATTTGTTGGGTTTCAGTTTCGTAAGTTAGGAACCCGAAATTGTCAGTTCTATATTCATTCATCACATCCCCAATCGCATCCTCAAAACCAAACACTAAATTATAAGCATACTTGTAATTGGATGACGGGTTACGTGCTAAGTTGGTGTAGAACGTCAAAGCTATTCCAACATCATAAGCCTCACCGAATTGCACAAAGTAATCTATTTGTCCGTTTAGGTCGGGTGTTACTGATGAGCCAAACCCGAATTGATATGTAACATAGTTTTTAATTACGTCTGAAATATCAATCGTTACACTTGTCGAACCTAATTGTTTAGGGTATAGTAAACGGGCTGCCAATACATCAACTCCACTAACCCTCACATAAACATCTGCCACAAAGTAGAAGTTTGGTTGTGCGGTGTTGTTGCTCGATATATTAAACAGCATTTGGTTATACGCTGCTGAATGCGTATTGGTAGAACTATTTATTGTTATTGCCATTGATGTCCTTTTTAATGTTTGATGTGATTGTCTTTGCCATGCCTGTTGCTAACTGTTTGGCGAACGCTGTATTTCTTGCTTTGTTATTAGCTGCTTCTACATAGTTAACGGGTTTAATTCCGCCTATCTTTGTGCGAACGGCCAATGTCCTTGCTGCCTTTTCTTGCTCACTTAATGCGGTTTTTCTTTTCTTACCTTTAAAACTCATCTGCACCCCGTCAACATTTTTAATCCCCGTTCTGGCTATCCACTTTTTGAAAGAATTTACCATCGCAGGGGGTGTACTTAAGTTCTTAAACTTGTACTTTGATTGTGGGGCCTTGTTATATTTAACACCCCTCACGCCCTTGTCCACATAATCATGATATGCTTCGTTACTTATAGTGGTTATGCTTACTGAATTAGGACTAACTGATACTGGCCTATTCTCAATGCCTTGTGCCAATGTGGACCTTGTTCCCGTTTTAGTCTTTGCCCATATCTTTTTACGCATCAACTCAATACCATCATTGCAATGCTTAATCAACAAGTCCTCAATCACATTAGCTGAGGCCGTTGCAAAGTCCGATATTGAACTACCATATTTATTCCCTATGTCTTTAGGTGTTGCCATTGCGTCTCATTGCCCTTTCATGTAATTGCCTATCATGCTCATTCTTGTCTTTATAAAACACAACCGTATTCAAGAACTCAGTCACATTCATTTTGAAAAAGTAATTCCATTTAGTAGCGTCATTATTACTCATGTCGTTAATGATTGCAACCCATCCCCATTTTGAGTAGAACTCAGATATTTCTCCTGTACCATCTTCACTGCTTTCATCGCTTCTGATTCCAAAAAGAACAGGGTAGCTTCGGTTAATTCCTGATAGTACTTGCAAAAAAAAAGCATGATTGGATAGGCTTGTGATATTTTCATTTGATTGTAAAACAAGTCGGCCCGCTCTTTATGAGTAGTTCCGTTGTATGGTTTTTCACGCCCCATCCAATCCAATTCAACTGATATGGCTGCAAGTATGTTATGAATGTTGTTGATGATTTGGTCTTTGTCTTTACTAAAGTGGCATGAATCAATGTACTGTTCTGCTGTTAGTTCTTGCTGCTTCCATTTTATCTTAAACTTTTTGCCACCTATTTTGATTTTCATCTTTACTTTGGCGTTTGGTTCAAGTGATTCGATACTTGCTAACCTCTTTACCTTTTCGATAACATCCCCGACCGGCATGGATTCAATTTCGTCAACTGTCTTATTTTCAATCTCTGCAACCATTTTCAAGTTGCGCATGAATGGATCTGATTCAAGTTCAGTAATCGAACGAATCTTTAAAAACTGTTTAATGGTCAAGTCGTAGTAATTCCCTATCATAACCTAAAGTATAAAAGGGTCGGTATTTTGCTAAACCGATATGGTCTTGTATTGACCGCTTGGCCTATTGTTTAATTTGTTCAATGCTACATATCTCAGCGCATCTAGTGTATGATTATACATGTCTATTGGTTTCCCGCTTAATTTGCCTGATGAATCCTTATCCCATGTGTAGCCCCTCAATTCTTTAATTAGATTGGTGCTATCTTTAGTGACATACAACTCATACCGCTTTAAGGTGTCAATACCTATCTTAACCGAATCAGGGCCTTTTGATGCAGGGAATATGTTGAACCCTTGCAACCTTAATTCCTCAATTGATTTCGGCTCGGCACTATCTGCTATTATTTCATTTCGCCCAAAGTTTAATGACTTCAAGTAATTGCCTATGTCATTGTTTGTCATGTTAGTTCTGAATAGCAACTCCCTTACATACAGTCTGCCCTCGTTTTTATAAACAGATACTAATGTAGTTGGGTCATTAGTAAACCCAAAGTCCATCCCATGTGATACTAACTTCGCCCCTTCAGGTATTACATCAACTTGTTTCCAATTGTCATATACAACACCCTGCAAGCTACCAACCTCCCCCAATCCGTAAACCTTCCACCAATTCGCCCAATAGTCTGAATACTTGGCTTTCTCTTTGGCTTTCTCGATTTCCTTTATAATGGATTCGCTTAATGCCTCATTGTCTTTGTAAGTTAAAACAAGCAAGTCCGCATCTTGGTCATGCATCAACTCAGTATCAACCCAAAACTCCGATACGGGATTATAGTCCAACCAAATTTCATTTGATGTCCTTATGGCTAATTGTGAGTAGGATTCAAAGTCAACATTATTGCACTCGTTAATGTATAGGATATTACGTCTTGCCCCTCTTAGCTTATCGGGTTGCTCGGCACTAAAGAACTCAATGAATGAACCGTTTGCAAACTTGTATGTAAGTAATGTCTTATTCCAATTCTGGTCAAAGAATCGGTTAGTTTGCTGCATGATTTTCAGAAAGTCTTTGATTGCACCACGCCTTAAATGTGGGATGGTTTCGGCCACTACTGATATTTCCAACCCCGCTTGTTTTGTTGCCCTGTCAATCAGTATCGGCAAAATCCCAAAAGTTTTTCCTGCACTGGTCCCGCCTCTTATAATCTTGATACGCTTGTTTAGTTTGCGTAACTTACTTATGGCTGTGGTGTAAACGAAACTCATTTATCATCCCCGAAAAGTGGCTGCTCTTTTACTTCAATTGACTTTTGGTCAACCAATCCGTTTAGTCGTTGTGTGATGCTTGGATTGTACTGTCCTACCATGCCCCCCGTTATTTGGTCTTCTCTTATGCTTTTCTTTATGCGTGAACAGATATAAACATACTCACTGTATCTATTATCCCTATTCTCAAAGTATTGCTGAAAATCGCTTATAACGCCTTGATTGAATAGATACAACTCAAACCCCTCTGTTGTTAACGGTCTTTCAAGTAATTCATAATCCTGATTTCCATCCTTACCAACAAAAACCATCTTCTTTCTAGGGTTGCTTTTGGTGTGCTTTATATACCCTTCAAAAAGTTCCCACATTTTCTCAGGTGTCTCTATGTGTTTAGGTCTTCCCATAATGTTTTACTTTACAATATAAGTATATCTCAATACCCAATTACCGCCCCTTGTTATAGTTTCCCCATCTTGTGTGATTTCAAGTCTGATTGTTTCACGCCCTAAAGCATCAACTACTATGTTTAGTGTGTCGCCTACATAGTATAGGTCGGTGATTGGTACTTCACCATATTCAGTCCTTTTGTTTACTTGAATAGTAGCTGCTCTAAATGCCTGAACTGTTACCAACTTTTGAACTTTTGGCTTTGGTTGTGTTTCGTCTGCTTCTTTCTTGCATGATGCAAAAACTACTAAAGCGATTAAAATTAACTGTTTCATATTATTGGGTTTTCGTTTATTTCCCATACCTTGTTATGTACTACATTGTATGAGTGTGGTTGTTTAATAGTATCTCTTACTGCATCTGTTACTGATTGAATGCCTGCAAACATTCCGAAAGGTATATCTAAGTCATTGCAGCAGTCATCAATTACTAGGGTGTTTGTGGCCAATGGTGCGTAATTAAGTATATCGGACTTCGCTACTTCATAAGAGTGGCCTCCATCAATGTAAACTATATCGAATTTCCTTTCAGATATTAAGTCAATAATATTTTCATCCGTGCTAAGTCCTTTGATTATTATCGGGTGCTTTAGATTAAACTTTTCATGGATTAGCTTTATGTCTGCTTTATAGTCTGATTCCCAATGGCCGTCTGTGGTGTCTAGTGGTGTTATTCCATAAATGTCGCATTCTTTATCAGCTAACTTAGCAAGCATCTGAATAAGTGCCAATGTTTGGCCCCTAAAAACTCCGATTTCTAAAAAGCTAAAGTGTTTAGGCATCTTATCCACTATCAGTTTCCACATCCAATAAAAGGACCGTTCACCAAATCCAAATGCGTTTTGCTCTACAAAGTCTCGAAGTTCTTTTAACTCCTGGACCTCGTTTGTTTTTTGACAGTAAAAGTCGTGTAGTTCTTTATGATTCATATCTTGTTAGGTCTCCTTTACCATTAGCGTGAATAAATACGGGTTTAGTTCCAATGTCTGTGACGAATCTACCATCTATCATCGTGCCACAATTAGCAGATATTCCACAAGTGTTTTGAACTAATACCCTATTGTAATCTAGTTTCAATCCGTGCTTCAATACCATGTCAGTCATCCATCGTTGGTCATCATCTGAATTTAACGGGGGATTTTCGTGAAACATTTTTAAGTATAAATCTTTGGTCATTGAATAACATCCTGAGTTTGGGTACTTGTAATGAGTTGCAGGTTGTGGGAATTGTTGCCACCTATCTGCATCAGGCCAACAGTTTATTTCAACTCCTACTAAATCTTCAACAACTTCATCGGGTATACCTAAACATAAAACATCATACCCATCTACAAACACAAACCTATCAACTTCATTCTTTTCTAAAAACTCTTTTAAACTTACTAGCTTAGTTCCGAATCCACGCCAACTAGCTTTGATAATTTCATACTTCCATCCATTACGCTGAAGCGATTGAACTAATTTACTAGCCCTATTTGGGTCATCACATACTGAAATTGCTATCATAACTTTACAAATATACTTTTTTCACCTGAAATAAATTTACGTTTCTCTTCATTGAACCTATCCATCATTTCCCCTGCGTACTTTCGTTTCCATTCCGTGTATGCATCGCCCCCCTCGTCTATGTGTTCAATCTCAATATGTGGTAGGAATGATAATTTAAAGCCTGCTATTTTAGCACGTACTGAGGCAAGTGTATCATCAAACCCATAGATACCATCCATTTGATATAAGCCCCCTATCTTATCAACTAGTCTGTAATTAAACATCGTACAAGTACCCATTATATGTTCGGCATCTTCAACTATAATCCACTTTTGACCTTTAACGTGTGGCAACATTCTCAATTTAGTTCCCCATTGGTCGGCTCTGTGAGGTGTTTCCATCAAGTCTTTTCGTTTCAATCCCAATATTCCTATTGATATATCCCGTTCCAATGCTTCCTCCATCTCATCAACCCACCCGTCAATAAAAATATCCACATCGTTATCCATTTTAATAACGTGTTCGCCATGTTCTCTTAACCTCCATGCCTGATTAATTGCTTTTGCAGTGCCAACATTCTCTTCATTGGTAATTATTTTAATATGCTCACCGTATGAATGCCGTTTCAATATCTCTTTAGTTCTTGGGCATGATGCATTATCAATTACAATTAGTCTATGCTTATCAAAATCAACTGTTTCGATTAACATATCTAAAGTCCTTTGAGTGTAGTCAGTTCTTTTGTTTGCCTCTGTATCGTGGCATGCCATTGCTATAAGTGTCATTTGCTTTTCTTTTTAATGGGTTTAGTTTCAACAATAGGGTTTTCAGTTTCGTATCGGTTAACCCATCGAATCATATTGCGCATCATGTCAATTGCACACCCGGAACAAGTCCCTACTCTTATGCCTGTTATTTCGGTGTAGTACTCTTTGAGTTTCATCATTTGGAACGGTGAACCTATCCATGAGTTTTCAGTTTCAAAGATTTTAACTAAGTCCCTAAGTGAATGCGTTTCAATTTTAGCCGTCAAGTCTGCGTATATTTCTGCGTATGTTCTCATATTTTAAACATTATTCTTTTTAAAACGATTGCACTATAAGCCCCTATACCACCCCAACATAAAGCATGGATGTAAGGTTCGGTAAATGGCAATAAGATAATTATTAACGATGCGATTAGGCATGTCCAAAAACTTATACATATCACACAATTAAACGGTTTAAAGTCTAACCAACTAGGCATGTTACTCACCGAGAAAAACGATACCCATATCAAAGCTAATCCTACTATCATAATATTGATTTATAAATTTCTAATCTTGTTTTAGCCACCTTATCCATGTGGTATTCTTGAACGTATTCATGAAGTCTTATCGCTAATTCATCGACCAACTCAGGACTTTTAATCAACTTCATCATGTGTTTATACCAATCGTTCTTATGGTTAACTGCCAAACAATTCCACCCCCCTATGATGTCGGGTGAATAGGGTTGCACATTTGATACTATTACCGCTTTCTTTTTAAACCCCGCTTCCAATAGCTTTAGATTCGATTTAAGCGCATTAAACCTATTGTCCCGTAATGGTATCAAACTGACATTAATATACTCGTAAAACTTAGCATAATTGAACGGGTCTGTTGAAGGGAAATAAGTAAACTGATTTGCTTTGGCCTTACCCTTGCATGACAATATTCCTGCTATTGCTTCGCTGCTTCTTTCACCTGATGAATAACCCCCGTACACTACTCTAAACTTATCAATAACCGATTCATCTGAATAAAGTGAATACAATGCATCATGTACTTCCATTACGTCATCAAAGTGAGTAATTGAACCACTCCATCCAAAATTAACTTTATCACCAAACACACACGGCTTTACTTCGAACTGTCCATCGGGTTCGATTCCGTTTGGAACTATAAAGATATTTTTTTGATTGGTTTCTTTTCTGATTGTGTCTGATAATAATTCTTGAGTACATGTAACAGCCAACGCCCCATTGATTGATTCAATAATCTTTGCTGAATGCTTTTGTTCTTTTGCCGTTCCATAAAGGATATGCCATTCAGGAATACGATAGTCATCGTCTAGGTCCAATATATAAGGTACGTTGGCAAACTTCAACTTATTAATGACTGAGTAATTATCACCCATCTTACTGATGAAACGGTTTGCAACAATCAAATCGAATCCTTTTAAAAACTCCTCTGTTGCTGAATCAATCTCATTTATAGTTGAAATCTCTATCTCTGGGTTATTCCTACCTATGTTAGCGTGAGGAATTAACAGCCTATGATAGTCAACTCCTGAAGGTTTAGGTTGCTGCGTTAATAGCAATATTTTCATTCGCTTTTTGTTTTATTTTTTCTTTTACAAATCTAAGGGCCGAGTAACTTATACCCGTTTGGCGTTGCACCTCTGACATGTTGCCGTATTGATTATACAATAATACTATTCTGTTTTCAAATTCCGTTAACTCGATCATGAATTTTTCCGCTTCACGTATCAACAACTCAGTTTGAATTTCATTCTGTCCGAACTCAGGCAAAAGTTTTTCCTTTTTATTTAACAGTTTACCTATCTGTCCTGTTGGGTTTGACATGTTCGATGCTATCCGATAAAACCAAAAGTTAAAACGGTCAACTGGGGGCAACTTATCTTCATCAATTGTCAATACTAATAAGCACATTTCTTGAAACAAGTCATCACTCATTAAACTATTTATACGTCTGCATGTCTTTTTATAACTCGCATCGGTTGTGATTAGTGTAATGAGTTGCTCACGAATCATCCTATCTTTATATTATAGTTTTTACAAATCTCATTAAATTTCTCAACAGCTGTTAATACCTGATTGCTTACGTGTCTTACTGTGTTGCCTTTCGGAAACGTGTGTACTACTTCATACACGCCTGTTTCGACTGTGAATGTTAGGTCTAGTAACTCGCTATCGTTTAGCTGTACTGTTGGTTTGATTTTTACTGTTTGCGTAAACATAAGTTGTTTATTAAATTTATAATGTGAATCTTTTATGTATTCTTTTAGCTCATTTGTAAGTTCACTAGCGAATGTAATGCCACCCCTTAACTGTGGCTGCGATGTGTTGTATGGTGCTTTATCTTCCATGATTATAGTTTGTTTATTTCGTCTTTAACTGCGTGCCAATATGTACGCATCCCCAATTCAAGGTACTTGTCTGCGATAGCGTTTAGTCCAAACAGTATTTCATCAACTGCGATTAGGGCGCATTGTTTAGCTGTTTCAAAGCTCATGAAATAACTATTTTTAATAATGCTCATTTCTCCATTAACAGAGCTTAAGTATTTTTCAACTAACTCTTTCGCTTTCTCTTGTGGATTACTCATAATTCAATATTTGTATTTATAAGTTTGATTTCTTTTCTTGTTAATTTCTTCAGGTGTTACTTTGGTAAACTTAATAGGCCTTTTACCATTAACAATCTCTTTATTGTCTATCCTCAATTTGCTTTCCCAAAAATTTGATACTCTTTCAATCCGTCTTTCATGCCTAGAGTTGATAATTTCCATTTCCTGAGTATTCTTTGTTGTTATGTGGAAACCTTCACATTTATTGCAATAATACAACCTGTGAACGCCACCATACTTTATCCTAAACTGTTTACAGCTTTCGTTTGCATCTTCCCTTGTTTCATAACGCTTTTTCACACACCCCTTATCATCTAAATCGAAACTTGCAAGATTTGTTTTGATTAGTATCTTACTGCTATTCATATTCAAATTTAATTAAAAAGGTAATAATTCAAAATGTCGTAACCAAATATCTATTGACAATCGCCTATGGTACTTAATCCAACTGAGCGACCTGAATAACCCGTTTAGCTTATAGCCGTTGGAATTTCCGCACCTAATCATTTTTAGTTGTTTCCCGTCTGATCTAAAACAATCATCACCGCTCATAAAGTAATTCCCGATTCTGTGAGTTATGATGATAAATTCACAGTCGGTTATTCTTTCAGTTGGTATATCGTTTAGCCGTGTTATCATTGATTCGTTTACTTTTTAGGTTCTGTTAGCGATAAGTTATAAGCCATTGGCGAAAAGCCAACGGTTCGCTTCGCCTTATAACACAGGCTAAAACGACAATTAATTAATTTTTTCTTTGCCATCGCTCTTAGCATCGTTTATCATTGCGTTTAAAACCTCTGGCAATCGTTTTAATGCCTTGTCGCACCTATTTTTATAACAAGTATCGCAATACATTAACTTCCACTTCCAAATCACATTAGGCGATTTTTCTTGGTATTCCTTATACTTTTGTGGTCTTTCGCACTCTGAGCCACATTCACATTTTATTTTTATTGTTTCTTCCATCGCTCAAAAAATTAATTAACTGCGTTTAGCCTGATTACGTTATGTTCAATTTGTTTTATTAAAATTTTAAAAGCCATCGCACTTAAAAAGTTTTGTGTGTAAAAAATCGTTTAATCTTATAGCAAGTTGATGGAGTTAATCCTGAATAATTATCCGTTTGGAAAAAATTAAATTGTTGGTTTAACAGCATATCGCTATCATCATCAATTATTGCGTATCTGTAAAAATCAAAATAATGGCATCCCGCAGTTTCGGGTTTAATATTATCTTTTAGCCATTTTGATATTTCAGTTCCTCTCTCATACCCATTGTGTTCGGTTTTGCCTATTATTCTGAAAGTGCCACCGCAATAATTGATTATCTCTTGTAATTCTTCAACGGTTTTACCCATTCTCCAAGTTGATGATATAACCACTTCTGCATCTACTTCTTTGCACAAATCATTAAACCAACCAATTCTCTCTCTACAGATTTGAGATGAGTAGTATTCCATTCTTTCAATTTGTTTTGCCTTTAGTGATTTACGCAAAGTCTTTTTGGCTTCTTTGTAATCATTAAACTGTTTTGAATGGTAGAATATTTGGCAGTTAAAAACACCATCAATATCCAAAAAAATTAAGTTCTTCATTTCCTTCCCTTTTTTAAAATTTTAATAAAACAAACTGCCCTACACACAAGCTATCGCACCAACATAACAGCACCTTAGCGCAATTCCCTTCCCACAATCCAACGCAAACTGCGCCAAGCCGCAAAACGTTATAGGTAAGGCTATTGAGACCGTAACCATTCGACAAGTTTCTTTTTCCAATCCCATCTTTCAATAGAACTTAAATCGCCAATTTGAGTATTGAAAGCACCAAATCTTTGTAAAACTTGTCCTCTATTATCTATAAAGGCAACAAATTTATTATTCTTTACTGCCCATAAATTACCCCTAAAAGAGTAAACACCATCTTTTTTAGTTTCAGCCTTTTTGTGAAGTAAATTTGTTTCGTCTATTGTCATTCTATTTAATTTTGTGAGAAGCACTACCTATAACAGCACATAGGCAATATGGCGGGTTTCTCGGTTAATATTAAGTTTCGTTTTCAATTCAAGTTTAGTGGTTACAGATAGTTCTGCGTTCCAAAATCCGCCACATCGCCTATGTGCAACACGTTGAGGCGAAACCCTTAGCTTACTCAGTATAAATCAATTTTCCCGCCTTTATATAATCAGCTATGTAGCTTGTCAAGTCCTCATCCATGCTTGCACGTTGTTCGTCTGGGTGTTGCTCGTCTATAAAGTCAAACAAATGTTTCTTAAGTATAATTGATTCATTGCACAAGTCTTGATCTATACTTTCGTTGCCTATTGGTTTGCGATACCAACTTACTTCAATGATTCCCTCAAAGTCTGCATGGGTGCGATATTCTTCAATTACCGCATCTTGACCTTTTACACATTCGATTGGTTCTAGTGCTACGATTGGCCACTCTATGGATGATGCAACGATTATAAACCAATTTGTAAACGGTTTGGAATGCGTTTGTATATCCTCAGAAAGTAGTTTAATTGATTCGTTTGCTAAATCACGCGTTCCAATATCATGTAATACGCTACACGCCTTGAGTGCATCTGTATAGTTATCTATACCTTTTTCATTAAAATGCAAAACATTGTTAATGTGTTTTAGGTTATAGTGTCTGCAACTCAAGTAGGCTAGTTTCAAACCATCTTCAGTTTGAATGTAGTTTCTGAAATTTTGTAATTCAATTTTCATCTCCACCTCCTTCGATTAAAGATTCTACAAGGTACATAAATGCCAATCCACATATGGCGATTAGCAGGAATAAAGCTTCAAAAATGTTCATGTTTTTGTTTATTAAGGTTTTATAATTCAAAAGTTTTGTTTTCTATTCGGTCAGTGAATGCCTTAGCATGGAGCCTAAACTCCATTTCAACTCTTATAGGAATGCGTGTTCCTACTATCTTGGTTGCCTCTTTCTTTGGCCTGCCTTTACCTTTGCGTTTGTTTTTCATTATTGTTTGTTTAGCTTAGTAAATTATTTTGAATAACGCGACCAAATCATACGGGTAGTAAAAACCGCTACAAATGAGAATGGTAGTATAAGAATGTATCTTAAAACAAAATAATCACCTCTAAAAATCCATGACAATACAGACACACAAAATAAAGTACACGCCCATATTAATAACATAAGCGATATTGCTAATGTGAGGTTATAAGTTTTTTGCTGATTTGGTTTGTTTTTCATTGTTGGTTGTAAATTAATTCGCTACTAGTTAATGCGTAGTATAAGTTCTGCAATTGGTGAACGTATTTAATGTGAGTAACTTCTGTTTTCCATAAAAAAAGGCTATTAGTAAAACTATTCCATGTGAAGTAAAGCCCATATGAATACAAGGCGCAATCTGTTGGCCTAAATCCAAACCTTAATAACCATGTCTCATCAATTAGTATGCCTTCTAAATCATCTTCAATAGACAACCTACACTCCGCATCTGCATAGAAATCGCTTTCATCAATTTGGAAATAATACCCTTCAGGATTAGCACCTTCATTTCTACTACTCCAATTGTAATTATGATAAACCCAATTGCCAACTCTTATGTCTTCTATTTTCATTTTTCAAACTTAATATTTTCTTTTGATTTTTCGTTAACAACTTTAAAATATCTTTCAAGTCGCTGAATATAAGGCTCTTTAATTTTCATCGGCATATCTGGATTGTCTATCATTGCCCTGTGACCTGACACAAATAACTCTTCATCGAATATAAATTCATATGGTGATAGGCGAATCATAAGTAGATACCGATTTGCTCATTGTACTTAGTCCTAAGTTTTAGTCTTACTTCAGGATGATAGATTTCATTTTTAGCAATCAACTCTTTAACGATTGCCGTTGCCGTTTTGATGCAAACTTTTACTTCATCTTTGGTTAGTATCATTTCGGGGTATATCGATTTCAAGTTATCGATATATTCCATTTGCTGCAATCCGTACACTTCAATTATTCCCTTTCGGTAATTGTCTATGTTGCCGTGTTTATATCCGTTACAGTAATGGCATTCTTGAAATATGTTGTGTAGGTTAAACCTGAGCGAATGATTCCCCCCAACCGCATGAAAATGGCCTCCGTTTTCCTTTTTGGATTGTTTACGGCAACTGATACACAACTCCCCCTTGTCAATCAATCGGGCTATGTGGTTTACTTTAGTCTGCAAAACTTTGTAATAATCCGAAATAGTCAATACGTTTTCTTTAATCTCTTTGAATCGGGCCTCCCTTAGCTTTTCGCCTGCTCTTATAACTGCGCACTTATAACTACATACCACTTGTGTGGTTTTATATTCAGGCATGAATCGCTCACCGCATTGTTTGCACTTTTTAGGTTTCATTAAAAATTATTCATTTGGTTAATCTTATCCAATTCCGTTTGTAAATCACTTACTCTCAATGCTAGTTCATGGTTTTCTTTCTGCAATTTATCATGTTTGATTTTAAAAACAATAGACCTCATGTATAGGTCGTGATATACGTTGCATATTTCCTTTAGCTTTTTAACGTGGTTTAAAGCGTTTAATTTTCTTTCCCCTTCTACTTTCCTTGCTTTTATTTCTAAATCGCTTATATACGCATGAAACTCCCAAAAAAACACGCTTTGGTTATCTCTCTCATAATACCCTTTTAATTTTCCTTCAAGTTCTATGAGTTGAAGTAGGCTCTCTAAATACCTTTCGTTTATTTGTTCTTGTGTCATTAGAATGGTGCTTTTGTTGGTTGTGGATTATCTTCAATTGTAAACGGTGTACGGATGAACTCCCCTGCGTGTTCATATCTATTTTTGTAGTAATTATAAACGATTGTAGCCCTCCCTTTTCCGCCTACTATTCTAGGTTTTACTTTCTTAATGTCAACTGTTAAAGTAGTTGATTGCTCAAAACCGTTTACACGTTCTTCATATTCTCGATGCAGCCCGATTAAGTTCATTGCTTTTGCATACCATACAGAGCCCCCCTCTATTTCATCAGGTCGGGGCATGGTAGGAAATTTTTCCCCTTTGTCAATAGTTGGGTTCCGAGCATGGCAAACCATGAAATTGTGAATATCGTTTAATTTTGCAAACCGATTCCATTTTGGTAGCTGCTTTTTTAAGTATTCGCTTATCATCATCCCATTGGTATAGTGGTCTATGTCGTTCCAATTGTCAATTGAAGTCCATTTAATTCCAAAGTCTTTTATTGCCTGTTTAGCTAGTTCAAAGAATTCATCATATTCCAAACCTCTTTCATTTGTAGGCTCGATTATATTGTAATAACTTTCAATGAATGGTATTACCTGATATAATTCGCTCTCAGCTATTCGATTGAAATGAAACTTTTTATCAAAGGTTTTGCCCGTTATGTTATGGATTAACTCGGCAAATATTTCGGCTGCGTTTCCCGTTTCAGGTGAATACATCAAACCTTTTAACCCATGAATACACGTTAAAGATTTTAATACTTCATGTAAGAATTGAGATTTACCAACTGTAGGATGGCCGTATATGATAGTTGTAGTTCCCATTTTTACAGAGTAAAGCGGATCTATTGTTTCAAATCCAATCTTTACTCCTGGTTGTAGGCCATTCTCATAAAGATTAAAAACCTCATCCCGTACTTGCTTAAATGTTATGATTTGTGCCATTAGTAAAATATTGGTTTATCTTTTTTAGGTACTTTCAATTCAGGTTTATCATCCCTAGCTATCCATCCACCTATTGCATGACTAACTGATTTCATTTTATTTTTACCTACCATCCAATTTTTTGATGAATAGAAATTGTAAAATAACTCAGCTTGTTTTATCGCATAGGTTTCAGTCCAATTGAATGATGTCTTTTCAATAAATAGTTTTTTACAATTTTCAAGTGAGTAGTCTATATTATTGTTTATTTGTTCTTGGTTAATTGGTTTATTTATACTACAAATGCTTTGCCCATTGCTTTGCCCTATGCTCTGCCCATTGGGTTCTGTTTGCTTTGCCGCATGGGTTATGATTGCTTTGTCTAGTGCTTTGCCGTTTTTTGGCATAGCAGTTTTGATAGTTATTATGTTTGCTGAATATTGATTTAATGACTTTTGAACTAATTCAAAAAATCCCCATTCAATCAAATCATTGAAATACTTAATGTAAGTTTGATGCTTTTTTATTCCAAGTGCATCCATTGCCATTTGTGTGGGAAATCCAAATTTCTTTTTCCATCCTAACCTATTGCAATGCTCAATAGCAAAAAAGTAAATAGCTGCATGATTAGGGGATATTTTTTCAGGGTGCTCAAAAGCAAAGTCAAACCATGCTCGGCTCAACTCATAAGAATTTAATTGTTCGCTCATGATTAACCCTCCAAAAATGAAATATTTTTTCTAATTTCTTTAACTAATCTTATCGCATCTTGCTTATCTAGTGCAACAACCATAGCTGTGTCAAATTCGTCAAGTGCGTTTTTAAAAGCTATTTGAATAGCTAGTTCATTAAAGCTGTTTACCTTAACCCTTAAAGTTGTGTTGATTTCACTTTTTTCAGTCGAACAGAATAATAATTCATGTGGCATATTAGTTTAATACGATTACGCTCGATTAGGCGTTAAAATAAAAAACCCTACGAGCATTGGTAGTGGAGTACCGCAGCCCAGTAGGGTAAAATAAGTTAGTTAAAAATGACGCTCCACCGTCTTAACTACTGCAAATATAATCAAATAATCATAAATGCAAACGCTGTTTTAATTCTTTAATATCTTGAGCAACTTTTTTATCGTAATCAATTAAATCACGAATCTTGTCACGGCCTGATATAACCGTTGTATGGTCTCTAAATCCGATATGTTTACCGATTGCCACCAATGACATATTGCAATGATTGTAGGTCAAGTAAAATATGTAATGCCGTGCATCTACATACTCACGCTTTCGGCTCTTTGACATTACATCATGCCTACTTATTTGGGTGTGGTCGCAAACAACTCTTATAATTTCATCAATCAATAGTTCACGTTTTCTTGCAACTGCAAGTCCCGGATATATCATGTAATGTGCTAACATGGTTTCACCTCCTTTGTGCTTGTGAACTTAAGTTGAAACGCCCTAACATGGCATAGATGAACTTTAGTTGTTTTGGCTTTTGCTTCTAGGTATTTTTGGTACTGCGAGTAATTAACCCGCAGCCCGTTTAGTTGGATGTATTCTGTCATATCTTTTCGATTAAGTTAGCTACAATCAACCCCGCAATGAGGATGACAAAAAATGTCAAGTTTGCTTTTCGTTGGTTCATGATTAGTCAGCTATTAATATTTTACCACCATCTTCAATGTTTTCAGGAATAGAGTCAAAGTTTTTAATCTCTAAGTTTCTGTGATTGGCTTTAATATCTGCATTGCTCATTACTATTGCCCTTCTTAACTCATAATTTAAAAGGTTGTGAGCCTGACCTATTAGCTTAGTCATTGCTATTGCTTGTTGAGCGGTAACTTCACCGCTGTCTAGTTTTTCCATATAGCTACATAATACGGAAAACATTGATTTTGTGTTTGCTGGTTTCATTGTTTTACTTGTTTTAATTTGTTAGTTATTTTATTTATAAGTGCTTTTGATTTTATAAAATCATCCCCTAATTGATTGCTGTCAAAATCTAATTTATCCCTTAACTTTTCCTTATATTCACGCAATACATCACATCTATTTTCGCAAGATACACAAACAGGATTATCAGTATTTTGTTTATTTCTAGTGAATGGAATATCTCTATAATAGGTCGTTTCAGTTATACTATGCTTACACGAATTACACCAAATGTTATCACCCCTATCTAATATTTTATTTATTTTTTTTACAATTGGGTTGTCATTATGAATGCTATCTAGTGTGCTACTGATTGTCCTATTAATCCCTACCTTTGTTCGTTCAATTTCCTTATCAGTAATATTTACATCGTAATGTTCAACTACTCTTAATTTTTGCTCAAGCAAGTGAATTAATAAAATATCACTATCAGGATCAAGTTTAGAAATAAGATAATCAATTTCAGCCCTCATCACTTTTTGTCATTATAGATTTTACCATTACCCACATAGGTTGATTTCGGGTTGCCGTCTTTGTCATACAATTGAACTTAGATATGATTGCCAAACTTATCGGCTTCATCATTAGTCCATATTTGCAGGTTTACATAAACTCGCCCGTCACTACCTTTTTTGAATGATGGATGATTCTGATTCATTGCGTCAAGTAACTTGTCAACGCAGATGCTTACTGTTTGTTTTGATGCCATTGTTTTATTTGTTTTGAAGTGTTAAAGGTTCGTTAAAGTCGGTAAAGCAACTTTCTATAAAAGCATTAGACCAATATCCAACTTCTTTTGCTGAAGATTCCACAGTCATTACCACAACACCGTTTCCTTTTGTTTCAAATAGCACGATTATCCCTTGGTCTTTATTAGCTTTACTAGTCGCCTCCATTAGCTTAGGATATGGTTTACTGTTTTGCGGTTTTGATTCGCCAATCTTTACATTTACTGCCATGATTATTTTGTTTTAAGTTTAAATGATTTGAATCTAGTTTTTGTTTCCTCGTTGTAATTCCACGTTCCCACTATCTTAATGCCTTTCTTTTTAAGTTCCCTGCATAGGACGTGTAAATTAACTGAGCCACATTTGCACCGTCTTTTTGTTTCTTTGTAAACAGTAGATGCTGTGACTAATTCTTTTGCTAGTAGCATCTCATACACTACTTGGCTTTGGGTTGGTTTTTTGTTCATGTTTTTATTGGATTAAGGTTAAATATTCTTCAATACTAATTTCGCTTCCATCTTCACCGTACCATGAAATAACAACTCCACCTTCTACAAATCGGATGTTCATTTCAAACTCCATGTTTTCATTGTACTCTTTTGATAAAATGGTAGGGCGCTCTGCCACTAATTTCCCTTTTGGTGTTAAATCAAATCTTTGTAATAATACTGCTTTGCTCATTTTGTTTTAGTGCCGTCTATGGCTGTTTATTTTATTAAAGGTTGGTTAATTATTTGCAAAAGTTCAACTATTGCCTTTTCGATTTTGGATATTAGCATACTGATTCGCTCTTCATCTTTTGGCACTTCGATTATTTTCAACTTTAGCTTATCATCTAGGTAGCGTGAATCATAGCTTACAAACCATGCTTTATCTGCACCTGATAATAGAATATTCAACTGCATCTGATCGTAATATACTGCTTTCTTTTTTAGTACATCATTCGCATCTAATAAACGCAAATACTTCAAATGAGTTGCACTATCGGGACACTTAATCTCTATTATCGAATTATCGTTTAAGTTGATTCCATCAGGTGAAGCGCAGCAATATAAACCCATTTTGTAAATTCCGTAAACTTGAACACCATATTGCTGTATATTTAAATCATTCAAATCCCATCCCATGTGTTCACATAGTGCAGCAAATGCAGCAGGCTCTTCATCCTTCCCCCTTTGCATTGCGTTATTCAATACAGCGTCTTTTTGTTTATCTGTCAAATGTTCGGCAGCTACTTCATCAATGTAGGTTCTCGCACCCTCAGACATTAACTGTGATTTGTCTTTAGGTTCGGTCATTAATCGGTTAATCTGTGATGCTGAAAACTTGCCACGTTTCAACTCTAACCATCTAGTTTCATTGTCAACAATTATAGGTAGTTCCATTATTTGATTTGATTTTTACGGGTTGTAAATGCGTGCTTAAATCTTGTTGACTTGTGGTGTTCTGGGTACATCTGCCAAATGTCGCCTAAATCCCCTAGTGTATTACATTCATTAATTCGTGCTTCAACTTCTGCAATGTCATCATCAGTAATATACGATTCCTCAAACTTTCTATTTAAATCCGCACCGTATTTTTTGCCAATCTTTTTAGCTGCATTCTTAATCGCTTCTGCATATGCTTTAGGTGCATTCATTTGAAGCGCATTCTTTTTCTTTGTATCATTGAATTGGCTAATTGTAGCCCCTGAATCCTGCATGATTTGAACGCACCCTATGCCGTCAAAATTAATCCATTGAACCAATATAGGGTGAAGTACTTTAATGCGTGCTGTAACAATGTATTCATTCAATTCCCTGCGTTCACTTAGTATCTCATATTGCACCATACCCATAAAGTCATGCCTAAGTTCGCTTTCAATTATTCCAATCGGAATATACACCGCCTTATTATCGGGTGTTTTTTGCAACCACTCTGTATGCGGTGGCTCGTTTAGTTGTGCAGTAAATGACTGCATTCTAGGTACTACATCGGTGTGTAGTGTTACTTGTTTTTCCATGTTGTTTGTTTATTAATTGCCATACAAAGATAATAACAATTTCAATATTCGTTAACAAATTATATTAATAAGTTGTAACAAACTGATAACCAAACAGAATATTTTAGTTATAAACGCCTAACCGTTGCGAATTTGGATGTAAATTCCCAAACATATCCCCATAAAAAACACACACAATAAAGGATATTTAATAGCCCTTGCATGATCCCATCTAGTCCATACCTTTTGTTTACACGGGACTTTAATAACCTTTTCATAAGGTACTCGAATCTGTTTGCCCTCTTTCTCAATTACTTTGAATTTTATTTTATTCGTTGGCTTATCGTAACTTGCCTTAAGTACATATTGCGAATCCGATAAAAGTACCACATCATCACTCCAAAACAAGTCCCTTGCATCGTTTAGCATCCTTTGCAATGAATCAATATCCATTTGCAGATTGATAGTATCGGCTGGCAATATCACTTGAATCGTATCTCTATGCACAACTTCAATCGTATCGTGTGTTACAAACTTTTCGATACATCCTTTCTTTGTATAGCAACTTGTAAGGCTTATATACGCATAGCAAATTAAGAAATACGCTAATACTTTGAGTAGAACTATTGATGTTTGTTTGATTGCTTTCATGTGTCAAATATAAACTTTTATTCAAAAAAAAAACACCCATTAAAAAGAGGTGCTTTAGTAGTTTGAGCCGATTACTAATCAGTTCGACATCACTACAAGTATGGCAAATATAAACTTTTTTGCACAAAAAAAACACCCCTTTATTAGGAGTGTTTCTTAGTAGTTTACTGTTCGCAATTCTTAAGTGCATTTGTTTAGTTTTTGTAGACACAGGCAAATGCATTTAAAAAAAGTTGTCAAAAGAACAGTTATTTCGGTGGTTAATGTGAGGGTACAAACATAATAATATATTTTACAATAACAAATAATAATTTTTTATTCAAAAAAAACACCCCTTTCGAGGTGTCCTTTCTGCTTTAATTTAACAAACCTTATGAAAACATGAGGCCACAAATATAATTAAATTTAGAAAATAACAACGGGGACTTTTTAACACCCCTGATAAAAGTAAAAAAAATCACAACTTTAAACCGTTGGTTAAAATTGAATCATTCATCTGCCCCGTTGCTAATTACTGATAATCCATAAGCCAAATCAAACCACATAAATTCCTTTTGCGCCCGTTCTTTTGAGCATCTATATACTTTTTGAATAAGCGGTAATGAGTAGGCCTCGAATGTCTTATGTTGGTCCTCAGTTATTTTATTAATGCTGTACCATTTATCTTTTTTTGTTTCACTAAAGTCCTTACCTATCATTCCTAACTCATAGGTGATTAAGTGTTCTACTATGTTGTGTTTGTTAACCTTTTCCATAATTAATAAATCACCCCGTCAATAATTGATTTCTGTTGAACCTTATAATTCCCATGCTTATCTATATCTAAAATAGTAAAGCCATGTGTCCACAATGTATGTACGCCCATATACGCAGGATGAAGGTCACACAAACACCCATTTGAATAACATGAGTATGGTTGTTCGCCTAAGTTCTTACCCATGTCTTTTGTTTCCCTATGGAAATGATTAACGATTGCTGACTTGTTTAGCTTTAATCTCACCGACCTTGCAGGATTAACCCCACCTGAAGTTAATCCTATTTCATGGCCGTGTAATATAGCCATCTTACCTGCGTATATTATTTGCTTGTCATGTATGTGAATAATTTTCAAAGGTATTAGCCCTAATAATTCGCTCAATGAAGTACCATCTATGTCTGATAATTCAGGTGCTTTTTGCATGATCCACTTTTGGTATCTTATATCATGGTTTCCCTCTTTGAATACTATCAATGCTTTTGGAAACATAGCCCTCAAACCTTCTAAAAATATTTTTGCCGTTGATATTTCATAAGCTACACTCCTTTTTCTTAAGTCCTTTTCATGCCTTGAAATCATTGCAAAGTCTAATAAGTCGCCATTTATTACTATAGTATCAACTTGACATTCTGCACCGTATTTTAATGCAGCAAATAAAGCGTTATCATCATGATATGGGATATGGATGTCACCAATAATAAGTATTTTTTTGGATGCTTTCGGTAAATGATAAGGTTCTTTTTTTTCTGTTTCCCCTTTGGGCAACTCCTTTTTAAATTTAGTTAATGCCTTTTCATATTCAGCCCTAAAATCTATGTGAGCATGATTCCTATTCCATTCACCTGACTTACCCTTTAGCGTTCTTATTGCAGCCCGTGCATGTTCTACACTTATCATGAATTGGGGGTAATCTTTTACAAACTTTTTAGCAAGTGTAAGGTTTGGGGTGTCAGGAAATCTAAGTACCAACTCTTTTAATAAAGTTGTGTGTGGTGATTCTGATTTACTCTTCGATGTTTGCTTCATAAATACTCTTAAAAGATATGTGAACTAAAATTAAAGCCATTCGTTTAATATCATCAATCATTTCCTTTTCCTCTTTACTTGCCATCCCGTAATCGTAAAACTCACAAACAGATAAACTATTGACGGCTGATGTGATAATTTCTGAAGGTCTTTCAGGCTCTTCATAAATCAACTCTTCATCTTCAATAACTTCTGTCATGTTTGATAATTTGTTTACAACAATAGTAATATTTATTTGATAAACAAAATTTGTTGCTTCAGGTTGTTTGGGTCATAGCTAATATGCACCCAATCTGGACCGCTTTCGTTGCCGTATTCCCAAATTAATTGTGAGTACTTCAAATTCTTTTTGCACCATTCAAATAACTTTTTATTCTCGGCATTACTAGGTGTATCTAAATCAATCGCAAACCCTTTTACATGGTCGCTATTTTTAGCCCCTTTAACGGCCTTGTTCAATTCAGGTGAACGGTAGAATGAGTTAATCATAATCGGTTTACCATACCACTCCCTAAGCGGTTCAAAACACATCTTTGCTACTAGCTTCATGTTGTTTAAAACATCTTCACTAGGCTCATTGTTAATCTTCAAACGTGATGCAGTTGCGCTGAAAGTCGCTTCATGATATGAAATATGCTTACTGATTTTCGGTTTCATTCTGTTTGTCTTTTTTAATTTGAAGTGTATTAAAGCCCGCATAACTTAACCATCCACCAACAACTAACATAAGGTCAGTTGAAGTCATTGAACATTTTATTAAGTGAGTAACAACATATCCAATAGTTGAAGCTAACATAATGCTAAACACCGCAAACCGTTCTATTCGTTTTGAACTTAGTAGGCTTTTTTTATTGGATAGGGTTAATAGAAATTCGTCAATGATTTTCATTCTTGTGATTGATTATATCGCTTTCAATTATCTCTAACATCTTTTGCATAGTAGCAGTATTGTTGTGCGTTTTTAGATTATTGTTCATGTGTTCTAATTGCTTAGTAACCCCCTCCAATTTCAACTCAAATATCTTAGTAATATTCATCATGTCTGCAACCTGTCTTTGTTCGACTGTCATATACTTTTGGCTTAACTCGATGTAAGATTTCTCAAGTGCAAACACCCTTTCAGAATGCTTTCTTATATCCGTGTGTAACTGTTTTAGAAAGTAGGTAATAACCCCTATCAATGCAACTACTATCCATTGTGCTAATTCATTTTCAAACATTTGGTAACTCTATTATTTTTGGTTCAAACTCGATTAAGTCCATATCCTTAACCCATAAAAATTCATCTTCAATAGTTTGGTTAACTTGTAATTCAGTTATAAACCAATCATCATTCACGTCTTGTATTGCATGGTATCTGCTGTCATGTGCAAATTCTTGACCTTCTAGTGATTCCTTTTCCTCCTCAGTTAGTTTAATGCCTATCATAATGCTGATTCAATTTCAAATGTTTCTACTAGTGATTCTAAAATATTTAATTGTGTGCCGTCAAGTCCGGGCGCAATTCCAAAGCATCCGTAATTACGTTGTGATTGGCCAAATGGTGAGCCGTTAAAGTTGATACCCATTAAGAATAGTTTTATTGTAGGTGCTTGTTTACTCACCCTGCTTACAGTGGTGTTTGTGCCACGTATGTTCTTAATTTCTTGCGTACTATTTACTCTACTAGCTGCATGGAATCCACTTGAATCAGTTGTGGCAGGTGTAGCAGCGGGGTCATCTTGATTTACGGCACTAAAAAACAAATCAGCTAATCTAGTCTGCATGATTACTTGACAATTTGCGGGGGTTGTACTTGAATCAAACGCTCCCATGTCGTACACGTTTGCGTTTGAATCTGTGTTCGAGTAACTAAATATCGTTAGACTGTCTAATGACGAGTGTACACTCGGTATAAAGTGAGTGTTTGCATATCCACTTCCATCCCCTTGTATACTTCTAGCCCCGTGTGTTATACCACCGTGAAAGGTTAATCTAAATGCAGCATCCGTGTCGGCTGTATTCATGAAGTTCCATTTTTGAGCCGTTGCACCCGCACCTTTTGCAGGATAGAATGAATATGGCGTTATCGAATTAGCTATAAATCCAATATCTATATTATTCAATGCTGCTCTAATCGCAGCCGTTACACTATTTACCGCAATGTAATTGTATGTTCTAGTCGTTAATATCTGTACGATTGTGTTGCTATCTGCACTTGTTGAGCCTGCACCGTTTGTAGCTGTAACAGTACATTTAATATTACTTACATTAGCTGCATCTGCGTTCGTTAAAACATAAGTATTTGAATTAGTACCGATCGGTGTAACACCTCTTAACCATTGGTAGGTGTAACCTGTTGGACTACCTGTCCATGTTCCCGTTGTTGAAGTTAAAGTTTGACCTACTGCATTGTTACCACTCACAACAGGTGCAACCGTATTGACAGGTGCAACCGCATTCACCGCATCCACTTGATTTGATGTTGTCACATATGAACTTACACCCGCTGCATTTGTAGCCCTTACTTGTCCTTTGATTACAGTTCCATCATCACCTGCTAATATTGTGTAAGTGTTTGCAGTTTCACCAACTATCAGCACGTTATCCCTAGTCCATCTGTACTCATAAGTTATCGGTGAAGTACCTGTCCAAGTACCATTGCCCAATGTAATAACCGTTCCCGTAACTTGTGAACCGCTCGGACTTAATGTAGGTGCAACTGTGTTTGTTGGTGCAACTCCTAAAGATACTTTTGTAGGAATCTGACATCTATCTCTAATCTGTGCAATGTCAAGTGATAACTCAGCCCCCCATCCATTTACTAAATCAGGCAACCCCTCACGAACGGGTGTTAATGAAGTGCTGTATTGAATGATGAAATAATCTTCATACTCAGGATTGGTTAACGCTGAATAAATATCTTGTGCAATTGAAAGCGTATCAGATAGTGTATCTCTTTCATTTGCTTGGTCAGCTTTCTGAATGTCTAAAGTCAGTAAAGATAACGAAAGAGTAAAAGTATTTTCAT